AACATTGATTTGCATTCTTCTAACACATTCCAATCCTCCGTTTCACATATTACACGGCCAGCCGAAGTTTTCAGAACGGCACGACGAACCAGTGAATGAATGCCCACATTAACAAATGGGAACACACGGGATAAAGTGGCATTATTAGTGAAACCAATTGATATCTTACTTCCAGGATGGAGAAAACCCTTGGGTAAAAGTTCCCAACGGGCAAACTCCTGGGAAAATACAAGAGGTTCCAAAACATCTGTATCAACCATTTGTGCTTGATTAACTGGAAGTGATTTAATATTCATAATAGATGGAATTGATGCTTGGGATTTAGTCATCTTCGGTGGAGAGGGTGTTTCATCGGGCATTTCTGACATATCTGACATTTTATTTATAATATTATATATATTATAATTTCTTTAAAAATAAATTAAAAAAAGATACTTAATTTTTATTGTGTTCCCATTTGTAATTTATTAACTTATATAATCACACAACTCGGAACATTTTAGGAAATTACCTGGACCCCATTTTTATTGAAAACAAGGGATTGTTCAGAATTAACAAATATGAATAAACTTTGAGAATTGGCCGTGGTTAATCCACAATCAATATTAACTCCCCAGTTTTCAGAACGGAAATCTACACCTTCTCCTAATAGTCCATCATATTTTATTCCAAGGCCATCCACAACTCCACTATCGGCAACTAACTGATAAGGAGTTCCAGCAGTGCCCGAGGTTTTGCCAATCCATCCCCTGTTGGTGTTATAGGTTTTGGCATTGAGATGCTGTAATCTATCAAATGCTAGAACAGAATTAATAAAATCTCTAATAATTTCGGGGTCAGCAACAGAAGTATTTGGAACATCTTTAATATTAGTATTTATTGGGAAATGTTTGGGATAAGTGGTTCCACCCTTTAACCACTGAACTTGGGTAATGGATGCCTGGGACCCATCAGTTTCAACAGGACAAAGTGTGGCAAAACCATCTTCGGCAATATTGTTGAGTTTATCAGATGTGATAATCTTAATAAAGCAAGATCGAACTTTGGATAAACCAAGGTTAAAGTTTGCTTGAATATTAGATGACATTGCCGTGTCATAATAACTGGAAATGGACTGATAGGTTAGAGAGCCACCACCACCACTCATTAACTTGGATAACTCATCCACAGAAGGTTCAATAACTTTGCAAACTAATTTCACATCTTCTAGTTCATACCAGCTGTCCGTGTAATCAGTGGAACCATCAAGTGTATGAAGTGCCTGTGCATCATTTTCCAGCATAATGGTTAAATCCATTCCCGAAATACCCCATTCACGAGCAAGTGGGATAGGAGCCCCATTCATAAGTCCTGATGGAAGATGAACACAGAAATGGTTTGGTTCATCTTTATTAACACTGGTGGTTCTATTAACTTCATAATTTGGGAAAATAAGGGCACTCTGATTTAAATGCCCAGCACTATCTTGAAGATTAGTGGTTAGTGGTAAATAACTTGAAAGGAACTGGTTGTAATGACGGCAGTGTTCAAGTGTGGTTTGATTGGTTAAGGAACGAATAATTAATTGCTGGAAAGTGGAATAAACATTTAAACGGGATGAAATAGTTAAATCATCTTTTCCACCCGAGGCACCAGGAACATCGGAGGCAGTTTTGCCAAGTCCAGTATAGAACCGGATGCCACCACAAATCCGAACGGAAGTGGGGTCTAGTAAATAATTACCTTCGGGGATTTGAAAGTTTAATTGTGCTATTCCGTGCCGATAGGAATATTTGTTATCTGTGGTTTTGTTGGAAACGGCCAACTCCAAATATCTCTCTTTTGAAACACTCATTATATTTATACTTATAATATATATTATAATTATGTGAAAAAAATTAAATTAAAAAATGATATTATATATTACCACAATTTATGAACTGACCACCAATTTGCTGTGTTTTTATCTTTCCATGTAAGTTCTCCCTTTTTATTTTTTATTCCTTTTGCTCTTGCTAAATAACTTTTTTGTCTTTTTTTATCTCCGTGATTTAAATGTTTATAATATTTTAATTTATCAAAATATTGTTCCATTGATTTGTCCCCAAATCCAATCTTCTTTATTTTATCATCTTTCTTAACATAAACAAAATATTTATATCTTGATTTAGTTTTATTAACCCATGGTTTATAAAGAACTTTTTTTCCATCTTTATCTAACGGCATTATATTATATTATTTCTTTTTTTTTTTCAAATGTATTTTATCAATTTTATATGCTTTTGATTTCGGATTGATCGATGCATAAACTCTTGAAAATCCCCAGGCATCTGCCCCACCTTTTCCAAGTGCTTTAATATGTGGTCTAACACTTTGTGGATTGGATTTAAATGCCCCTTGGCCTTTGGAAAATATAGTTTTTATTCCTTTTAATTCATATCCCGATAAATCTGAAATCTCTTTTAATGAATGTGATTTTGATAAAGGTTTTATTTTATGCTTTCTGTTAAAATCTTGTTTATATGTCATTATATTATTATAAAATATAATTGTTCCCATTTGTAATTTTTTAACTTATATAAATCACAATCGGGAACATTTATTGTCCCTCCATTCTTAATGTTGATTTAGAACCTTCGGCAATATCTCCTGAACCAGCAATATTATCAACAATTCTCAAATCACTTTCAGATGCCACTGCTTTGTCTTGGATTTTTTTATCATCATCTTTGTGTTCAAACCACGAACCAATATCAGATGCTAAACCACCAACGGCACTTATTCCTGTTCCAATTAAAGCAAGTTCGGGTTGTGCTGTGGCCGTTCCAACAATATCCATAACAGAACCAATTTCTGAACCTAGATTTCCAAGTTTTTCAGCAGTATTATCTCCACTTAAATCTTGCATAAATCCGTGATGATTTGGATTTGTAAAACTTTTATATTGTCCTTCTAAACTTTCAGTTAATATTCCAACAGATGCTAATGTCCCNGCTCCTTTGCCAATAGTATCTGCTAACTTCCCCGATATTCCAGCATATTCTCCAATCTTTCCAACAAATGTTTTTGCTTTTGTGTCTTCCAATGCTGTTGTTGATAATTGTGTTGAAACTGGTTCAGGAGGTTCGGCTGGTCTAACTTCATCATTTTTATCATCAGCATCCAATAATGATTGTGTTGTTAATGGAACTGGTTTTTCTGCTGGTCCAAAAACTGCTCGTCCCCGTTCCATCACGGCATCCAATCTATTTTTAATATTTTCTTCACTGGTTGGTGCCAAAAATGTTTCAGGTTGTCCAGGAAGTGTTGGATCATACATAGGAGGACGAACAACATTAACAACATTATTTCCATCTTTATCTATTGAACCAACTTCATCTGCTTGGGCAAAATCTTGTTTTTGAAGTGTGGTCCGTAGGTCAGCAACATCTTCATCTTCAACTGGGTCCAAATCAATTGAAACTTTTTTTCGTCCTCCTACTTTAATTGCTTGTGTGGGTGCCGGTTGAACAACAGAAGGTGCCCCTTCAATCTGAACTGGTGCTTCAATCTGAACAGGTGCTTCTGTTGGTTGAGCAACAGATGGTGGTTTTGGAACATCAACTTTGCCAACTAATGATGGAATATTTGATGGGGATTTATCATTTTCAATAGATGATGCAATAGATGAACCAAGGGAGCCCATATTTTTGGATAATTCTTTTAATTTATCTGCTCTCCCCTTAACTTTTAATGCTAAATCTCTTGCTTCTTTCACCTTTCCATAGGCACCAGCAATTGTTATTCCTGAAATACCTAATATTCCAGCATCTTTAACATCCATAACATCATTTAAGGCATCATTCTTCATCTGTTCCCCAGCAACACCCGATAATATTTTATTATTTTCATCTTGAATGTCCATATTTGCTTCAATTTCATTATGGGTTAATTGATTTGCTTGATTTAATGCTTCATGTAATCCATACATATCCATATTTATTTATAATATAGTTTATATAAAAAATGTTAAAAAGAAATTATTATTATTATTGTTTTTCAAAAACATCATCATCTTTTTCGGGAATTACTCCTTTATAGATTTGAGTTTCACCTTCACCAATCAGTTCTTCAAAGTTCCGATAAAACTTGGCTGGATTTTCTTGTGCATCAATATATAAAAATGAATATCTTTCTTGATGTGCTATATCATAATATTTAATAAATTGTTCTTCTGAACCTGCTAAATCAGAATACTCTTCGATCACTTTTTCTTTTTCCTTTGAACTCTGTTGTCTGAAAATCAAAATATCTGTGGCATTTGCCCTAATAACTGGACTAACTGAACGAATGCTTTGTGTAAAAATCATAATGGACAATTCAAAATGCCTGAACCGACTGGCAAGGAATGAAATATCATTTGTTTTTTTAAAATCTCTTCCAATAATATCATCTAACACCAATAATGCTGTTGGCATTTGGTCCCGTTCATATTTCTTCTGATGTTCAACTAAATCTTTTATCATTTTATCTGTGTAATGATCTTCTACATCAAAGGCATCTTTTAAAAACTTTCCTTTTGGATCATTATTTATTGTATTACTTATTATTTTCACATAGTCCCAATAATCCGGACCATAGAATGATTTATCATCTCTTAAAAGTCCTATCAAGGCATTGGTTTTTCCACTTCTTACACTGCCATAACCAACAAGAAGGAATGGGGGCTTTGGGAGGTAGGGATGAAGGGTTGGATATTTAGTTTCATCTTCTAAATCTTTCACTTTTAAAATCTTTGGTCCTGCTTCCATTTATACTATATTATATATTTTATTTTTATTATATATTTTTGAATTATTCTAACCAAATGATATCTCGGGGAAGGTTCATTTTATAACAATAATAAAAACAATCAAAATTACATTGTCCCCGTAATTCATTACCATTCTTAATAAATTGTATTCTTTTTCTTGGGATAATGATTTGCAATTGGCTATCTGTATTTTTAAAGTTTTCTCTGAAATATTGAGTGTTGATTTTAGATGATGGCATAATTAATATAAATGGTTTGTCTAATTCTTTTAATCTTGGCATTATTTCTTTTGCTAAACTAAATGGTGGATTACTAACTAAAACATCCCCTTCATTACTTTCAAAAAAATCATTATCATTATGTATAACATTAAATCCAAGTTCTGTTAAATATTCACCACTTTTCCCATCTCCCATAAATGCTTCCCAAATAACTTTATCTTTTGGAATATATTGTTTTATATTATCCCAAGCATATTTCGGTGTCATATAATCATCGTGTTTTAAAAAGGTTTTTGTGTGAAATCCTGCCATTATATATATTATATATTTTATTTTTATTTATCATATTTTAACATTAATTTTTTATAATCAACTTCTCTTTTTTCAATATCTGAATAATCGGGAAGTTGATAACAGCATATTGGTGTAATTAACCACCAATTATCTTCTCTTTGAAGTTTATGATTATAAGCATCTAATGAATAATCACGATTATTTGTTTGAAGTAATAACTTTAATCCTTCATTTAAATTATCGATCCATTTATCATAATAATGTTCTTTAACAATATAAGCAGTTAAACAAAAACATTTTGAAACTTTAATATAATCATCATGTTCAATAAAAGGTTTGAAATTATTTCCACCCATCATTAAAACATCAAAATCTTTATTAATTAATTTATTCACTTTTCTAATTAATAGATGTTCATTCTTAATAACAATATCATCTTCAAAAACACAAATATATGGATATCCTTTTAATTTGGCTTCTTGAACACATCTTAAATGGGATAATGCACAACCAACAATTCCCCATTCTGTTTTTATTGCTGGAAATCGGTTTGGTGTAATTCCCAATTTAGATAATTCTTTAATAGCATTCTTGTTTCTATCTTCTCTTTCATCTAAATTAATGTAAAAGTGATTTTGAAAAACATTTGTCATCTTATATATTAAACAAAGAAAATAATTTTAAATAATTAATTCATATAAGTGAGAAATCAAATGTTCCCAATTGTGTGTTTATATAAGTGAAAATAACACAAATGGGAACATCTGATTTCTTACTTATACAAAAAAACAATTAAAAGCAATCATTGAAATAACCTTCTTGTCCATATGTTATATTTCTTGGTTGAATAACTTTTCTTAATTGTTCTGCTACTCTCTGCTCTTCCTTCTTTTTTGCTAACATTTCATTCTTCTTTGCTTTTCTATCTTTTCTGATAGTTTCATATCCCATAATAGCATTTAATGTTGCTTTATCTAAATCTGCCTGTGAATAATATTTTTGAGTTTCCATATTTGGTTGAACTTCTATTTTTTCAGTTTCCTTAAATACAACTTCCTTTTTAGGTTCCTTAAATACAACTTCCTTTTTCTTTTTTGGTTCTAAACCAACCTCTGCTCTCAAATCATTTAATTCTTTTTGTTTCTTCATCTTTTGTAAATCCTTTAATTCTTGTTTTTCTTTTGCCTTTTCCCTTCTAACCTCCAATGCTTTTTGTCGGGCCATTGCAAGTTTTTCCTTTTGTTCATCAGTCATTGGTTTTCGTTTCTTCCGTTCTTTCTTTGGTTTAACCTCATCTTCAACCACCTTCATGACTGGGCCGTCCCCATAAATATCTTCCATTGTGGATCTTGGTTTTGGTTTAATAACTTCGGGCATAACTTCTGAAACAACTTCTTCAACTGGTTCATCATCCTCGGGTTCATCGATCTCTTCTTTTAAAGGTTCAGGTTCTTCTTCAAGAAATTGTGGCAATACATTCATATTTATAATATTATATATATTATAAATTGTTTCTAAAAATTATTAATATTTTCTATTAATTTGTATTAATTAAAAAAAGAAATTAGATTTATTCAGTTTTATCCCGAATATGAAGGCAAATAATGGTTTCACCAACTAAATCATCGGCAAGGACTTCATCATCTTGGCAAACATCTAGTGCAAACTCATTCACATATAAATCCTCTGAATTATTAAGTTGAATATAAACCCTTTCCTGTGGTTCAAAATATAAGCCCGTGCCATATTCTCTGCCCGATGTATCAAAACGGGGGATATGATACAATATTTTAGATGGACGACCGGTCCCAGCATTCACGGACCTGTTAGTGAAATTATTTAATCGGATAAATAATGAATTATCATTCACAAGGGTTGGTTTGGTGTCGGAAGTGTAAAAAATGCCTCTTGATGTGTCGGCAGTTCCACCAGCCCAATCTAGAATGGCACGATTAGTGAAACCAAGTGTTTTATCCATATTGGCACCATCTGTATCAAGATAATTGGTGTTATCTTCTTTAAGAATTAAAATCTGTTCATAATTATCCAAAACATCTGTGGCATCTGTGAAACCATGTTGGACATATTCAGTGGTTAAATCAGATAAATCAAACATAAAACGACAATCAATTTCGGCACAATATTCTAGTTCAACACCAAGATTTTCCATTCTATTGAACCAATCCGATGTGCTATCACCTCCACGGAATACCTGATTTCCCAATTTCATTTCTCTCCCTTGATATGCTGTTATATCAAGTGAAGTATGTGTTCCGGTGGCATTTGTAAGCATTACCTTTGGATACATATTCCAATTTGTTTGTCTTGATGGAACTGGATAATTTCCTTTTCCTGCCTCGGCACTGGCAATATAATCAGTTGAAGCAATTTGAACTTCTGCTGTGCTTCCTTTCACCATATAGTAAATAGAAACTTTTTCATTATCAATTTTAAATCCAATTCGATCAATAGCAGAAGCATTTGTTGAAAGATTAATCCGACCACTTCGTGTCCCAGCACTAAATGGGCTTTTGCTCCAATCTCCGTAAGGTCCAACTGGATTGCTTTGTCCTCTGTAATATTGGACTTCTTGCATATGAACTTGATTATCAACATCGGGGTCTTTAACACATTGATATATTTTAAGGAAATAATTTGATGTTGGTGATATTCTTTCACATGAAACAGCATAATCATAAAACACATCACTTCTAGTTCCTCCTGGTCCATCAGTTGAAAAATAAGATGGGTGGCCCTCGGCACTATTAATTCCGTTGTTATATCTTGCTAATCCAAACATAAAATCTTGCCCACCTGGATTTGAGGCATCGGCACCTGGGCCATAACCACCACTGGCATTTTGAAGATTAGTTAAATCAAAAAGGCATCTTCCACCCATATGTGATATTGGTTTATCATATCCCCAAGCAATGTTATTAAAATTACCATTCCTTGTGCAATCAAACTTGGTTCCTTTATTTCCAGCAATTTCTGTGATTGTCATTCCTGCTGTGGTTGTATCAAGAAACTGGAACTTATCGGCATCATTAAAAACATCAGTGGTTCCCATAGATGTGTTATATTTATATGTCATTTTAAAACCTTCAAAACCCGACCCATAAACTAAATCAGATTTAACAACAGCCGTTGAACCACCATCTCCAAACATATCAGGGTGTGGAAGTCCAATTTTCATTCCTTCTGTTAATCTTCGGTTAAACTCTTCAATATTAACATAAACTTCCTGTTCTCCATTTTCCAAAAAAGGTTGAGTGGCAATAGGAGTGCAAGTTGTTTCTTTTGGTTGCTGTGGGGGTGTGGTTAAAGAAGTCCGATTTAAATGTTCTCCAAACCAGGAATAAAACCTATCACCTTCGGATATTTCGATCTTACCATCTTTTGTAATCTTAACAGATTGAACGGCAATTTCACTATTCTTTGGGACCAAATGTGTTTGTTTAAGATTATTAACAAAACTATATGGTCTTTGATTATTCTGAACACTTGAATTGATATTCTGACTTTTATTGCTACAAATTACCAATGACATCTTTTTATTTATAATTTATATAATAAAAAAAAAATATATTATAAATTATAAATAAAATGCCCACTTCAAAGAAAACCAAAGTTATGCAACCCGTCGGAAATAAAACCCAACTTCAATTTGTTGTTAATCATGAAGCATCAAAAAAAGCAGTTATAAAACGATCTGCTATTTTTGAAGAAACAAAGTTAAAAAATTATGAAAGCAAAAATGCTAAATACATTGCTAATCAAAGAAAAAAGGTTAAGGGATGGAAGGAGCCACCGGATGTTTAGTTGTTCCCATTTGTGTGTTTATATAAGTTATTAAAATACAATTGGGAACATTTATTAATGATTATAATTATCATCTTTATCTTTGGTTCTTCTGTATGAAACAATTTCAAGATGTGCATTAAGAAGTTCCTGATTTAATCCATATTCAATAAATGTTTTATCTCCCTCACGAACCTTCTTGGAATTAATCATATCACAACCAAATAAATGTTTATACATTTCGGCAATTAATTGTTGAACCCTATATTTATCAGTATAATCAACATCATCTTTTTTCCTGTGTGAAAATACCTTTTTATATTCTATTTGGATTGATTTGGCCAGTTCAGGAGTTAATGGTTTATCAACATTTATATATTCTCCATTATCTTCATCGGGTTTATTACAAACCAATCCTCTGATTTTATTTAATAATATCATCTTCATTTCTGTTGATGTTGTTTTCTTACAACTGAAATCCATTGATTGTTCTAACTTATCATATATTTCGTGTTCTTTCTTTGTGAAAAACTTGGAGATATGCCAATGTTCTGTTAATCTTTTTTGTTCAGTGATTAAAGATTTTTCAATATCATTTCCAATATCTTCATATGGAATATTAAGCATAGTGTTTATTTCAATTGTTTTTGGACTAAAATATTCTGTAATCTCACCCATATTATTGTTGTTTTGGATTAGTTTTTGTGAATACCAATCCATCATATCAGTTTTAATTTGTTCGGGATTACCCCACCAACAATCTCCTCCTTCTGTTTCTTTTTCATAATCTGCTAATTTTTCATTTAATCTTTTATTATAATCTTCGGTTATTACAAGTTGATTAGATTTCCGATATTCTTGAATATATGGCTTATATTTTTCAACTGCTTCCATATATAATTTATCTTTTTCTTCTTTGAACTTATCCTTTGCTTTCTTTTCTCCTTTGGTTGAAGTTTGGAAAATCTGACAATGATTTTTAAATCCTCGATCCTTTAATAATTGGATAAAATGAGCAAACTTATTAGTATTATAACAATCAAAATTATATTTATATTTTGCTAATAGTTCCACATAATCTTCATATCTGATATCAGTTGATAATTTAAATGTGTTGGCACCATATAAATCATTATCTTTGATTTCTTCCAATACATCTTGATATGAATGATAATTATAAGGTTTGCAAGTTTTATCAGTGAATAGATATTTAAGTTCAATAATATTCCGACACCGACAAACTTGTTGAAGCATTCCCTTTGGTGTGATGGTTTGCTCACAATAATATGTGAATACTTTTCGTGGCATTGTGCTATCAATTCCATAAATAATCTTTGGTGAATAAATAACCTTATCCCATTTATCCAAATCAAAATGTCCCTTTGTGTCAGATGTAATTAATAGAATATCACAATCTTGTGTGGTCCCAACCGAACCACTAACAGATGCCAAAACTTCTGCCATGGTTTTGCTATCACAACAGCAAATCCATTTTGGTTCAGAATTAAGTTCTTTAATGAATTGTTCATATGAGCCAATTTCAGATGCTGGAATATCATTATTATGTTTATATTCATTTTTGATATAATAAGGTTCAACATNTCTCATTTTCATAAAGGATAAAGTGATATCATTAATATCTGCATCAGTTCCAATAACTTTATCACATTGTTTAAACATAAGTTCAAGAAGTTCAAAGATGTCCCTTCTTCTTGCTTGGATAGTGGGCAAATCCACATTCACAAGATATTCAACCATTGAATTGACTTCATCAAGATATATATTATATCCTTCAAAGTTTTCCCAACTATTCATTTTATTAATGCTATCAATATTAATAATAATATTTTTTCCTTCATAATCTTGCCAAGTGTTTCCAAATCCCCAACCTTCTTTTTTAATCTTATCTGTGATATCTTGATGAAAATAACATTCAATTCCTGCTTCTTTAAAAACCTTTTCTTGTTCAAGTCCTAATGATACACGAGAAACAATAGAAATAAATGGCTTTCCATCTTGAACAAAAGATTTAAATGATGTTGTTTTTCCTGTTCCAGTATCTGATTTAATCATTAAACATTTTTTATGTGTGTATTTATTGAAAAACTTATGTCCAAGTTTTCCCTTTTCTGAACCTTCATTTGTTCCAGTATCAATAATTTCATCTGGAATAATTGTGTTTTGAATATCGGGTTTATATTTATAATAATCAAGTGTTGTTCGTGCTTTATTATATTTGCTATTTAATAATAGATTATTGAATGCTAGAATGTGTTTATGTCCAGTTATGTTATCATAAAAGTGTTTTCCATATTTGTTAGGGTCCCCTGTTTTCTTAACTCTAATCTTTGGATATTGGCACCAAATATCATATCGATCAATTGATTTCATTGCTGTTGTGAAAATGAAATATCCACCATATGTATTGAAATACTTTTTGGGAAGTTTCTTAATAATATTATTTAACATATAATCTGACATTGCAACTTTATAAACAGATAAATCAATTTCTTGTTCTATATGTTCCTCAATCACATTTGTTTCGGGATTAACAACTTTAATCTTTTTTTCTTTATTAACTTTTCCTTTTCCAACTTTTTTGGCATATAGATTTTCAAGACACCAATTCAACATTTCATCTGACATCTTGGCAATTGGTTTATTTTTTAAAACTTTATATTTCTTTCCATTAACCATAGAACCCGGGGCCACAACCAAACCACCATCAGACCTAGTGTCCATAAAATGTTCATCACATTGTGTTTGTTTCAATCTTGGCTCATATTGGAAAAATAGATGTTGCCCCCCATTTCCAGTTTGGCACATAAATGTTTCAATATCTAAATAATCGGGGAATGCTTGAATAAATGCACTATCTTCTTTATTAAAAATCTTCTCTCCTTTGGAATAAAAATCACAATCTAGAACAACAATCATATTGTTTTTTCCTGTTGGATATGCCCAATTATTCTTGGAACAATCCTCCATTCTTTCTAATGACCGACATTTCCACTTGGATTTATAATCCCCAGTATCTTGCCAATAACCATTGTGTTTTCCTTTCTTACCCCATTCCATACTGGTTGCTGGGTTCTTTTCATTAACATCTAACTTGAATGATTTTAATTTAGTTGGTTCCATATATAATGAACTAATATTTTTATTTTGAGGAATTAATTTATTATCTGAATTAGTTTTTTCCATTTCTTAATTATATATATCAAATTAACTTTAAATACTAATAAATCAAGATTTTAAAAATGTTCCCGATTGTTGATTTATATAAGTTAATAATTTACAAATGGGAACATTTTTCTGTTCTTATAATATAATATAAATAAAATGGTTGTTATGGAGGATTTCACAATCGATCAGTTTGCTGGAAGCACAGCATTAATATTAGGGAGTTTTGCCTCCTTGTTGCTGGTTATTTGGCAAAGCCGTTGTTTGTGCAAGTGTCGGATTGGATTTTCCGATGAGTGTTATTGTTTTGATTGTTCTAGGGAGCCACCACCCGAAGATGATGATGAAGAAAAACAATCAAAAAATAAAGATAAAAATAAAGATAAAAAGAAAGACCCGAAGGACAAAGGCAAAAAGAAAGATATTAAATTAATTCCACCAATAGAGATGGACAGAGAAAGTCATGAAGATGGGCCCGAACCGGAACCCGAACCTGTAATTAATCCCTGATTAACTAGCAGGTCATATTTAACTTGATGTTTATTCATAAAAACATCTAATCTGTTTGTTCTTTTATAATAATTATAAAGTGATCGAGCATTCATAACATCCTTATTTTGAATGTATCGTTCTTTAATCTTATCCTTATTTTTCAAATGATATTCACGGGATTTAACTTGGTTTGCTTCTTTAAAACCAACCATATCTTTTTTCTTTTCATAATTCATTTTCTCTCGTGCTTGTTTCTTCTTATAAGATTGAATAATTTTATTAACTTGAAGTTCATTAAATGTTGCCATCTTTTATATATACTTAATAATATATATTAAAATAACTTTAAATAAAAAAAATCTATTTTCAAATTATAATCTTTTATAAGTTATATGGAAACATCCAATCTTAAAAAAACAAATAAGGAATTAATGATTGAGATTAAAAAAACAACAGAAACAATTATTAAAGACATAAACACTATTAAGAGTGATGTTGAATATATCAAAAAAAAACTAGAAGAAAGAAATGAAGAAACAATTGTCATTTTGGACTAATTAAAAATAAAATATATGTTATATATATAATGGATAAAATATCGGATGAATGCCTAAAAACTTTTCCAAATGTTTGTGTATTAGTTCCCACATATAATCGGCCTGAATGGTTGCCCTTATTAATCAATAATCTTAAAACCCAACAATATCCACACGAAAAATTAACTTGTTTAATTATGGATGATGGACAAAAACCTTTTATTGAAGATGTTGAAGAAGTGGCAAAACAAATTAAACCAATTAAATTGGGATATTATAAGATGGACAAATGGATGGAGATTGGAAAGAAAAGAAATGAATTATGTAAGAAGGCAATGAAGATAATGGGAAAGAAAGGCATTGTTTGTAATATGGATGATGATGATTATTTCACACCCCAATATATATTATATAGTGTTTCAATGCTAACTAAATCAAATAAGATACAAATAGTTGGTTCTAATCAAATGCAATTTATGTATCCATTTAATGATTGGAAAATGTCAGGAATACAATGTGAAACTAAAAGACAGATACATGAAAGTTGTTTAACAATGAGATTGAGCCATTGGAAAAGAATGGGTGGATATGCTATTAATTCACAAGGAGAAGGTGCTAAATTATTTGATGGTGTAGATCAAGAAAGCATTGAATTATTAGATATAAGATATCTAATGATATGTATTGGACACAAAACAAATACAATTAAGAAAGATCAATTTTATAATGAACAAACAGAATTAAAGATGATATTTGATTTTGAACCAAGCAAATCAATAATTAAAAATGTTCTCAATTGTTGATTTATATAAGTTAATAAATTACAAATGGGAACATTAAACTTTTTTATTTAATTTTTTTTTCATATAATTATAATATTTATAATATTATAAAACAAGATGAGTTATTGGAAAGCAGGAGATAAAATCACACTTCCCCAAACGGATGTTAAAATTAGTGCAGAGGGTCCCACCAACTTCACAGAAAATAATGTTATTGGAATATATATTCCCCCCGAAATTAAGTTCTTTTCGGGAAAGGATTGTTTATTGGAGTTTGATGTTTTACTAGATGGGGACACGGCAAACTTTCGTAATCTCCCCCTTATGTTAGATAGTCAGATTGGAGCAAATAGTTTATTTTCTATGTGTAGGGTGTATGCTGGAAATCGGGCAACATTATTGGAGGAGACAGATGAATATTCAACAATGATTTCAGTTAAATATTCTTATGATGCTAATGACAGCAAGAGACAGGCCCGTGCCCTAACCGAAGGTTGTGGTGCTTGGTGCCCTGATGCCCGTGGAACACTTGGTTCCACCAAATCACTTCAAAACAATATGTTTTCTAATCCATACATGGAAACACTTAATCTTAAAAAGGATGATAACACTGCCATTGACAGCACCCCAGCATTCACTAAATGTAAGGTTCAACTTCAAGTCCATATGGGATGTTTTGCAAACAATGACAAGGCATTTCCAAATATGCTAACGGATGGTTGTTATTTGGAACTAACCTGTGCTCAAAATCGTGGAGTTTTTAGAAGTTATGATGGAAACAATCATCATCGGAAACTTGCTCTTAATCCAGTATTCAAGGGCAATGGTTCAACTGGAAATGCCAAGATTAATAATAATGGTTCATTAACTGATGGTGTATTTATGACAACCACCGATAATGTCCAAATCAGTCCTGCCAACTCTCCATTTGTTGTTGGGCAATCCATCGGGTTCCGTAATGCTTCAAGTGGAGACCAGGCACATTTTGACACACCAGCAGTAATTTCAAAGATTGAAAAACTTGGAACGGGTGAGGTATGTTATACAATAACCGGTGGAGCAGGATTAAGTGCCACGGCAGAGATAGACCCAGCCGTTCCTGGTTGGCATTTAGTATCAAGAACATTAAGTGATGGAGATAAAGCATCTTCGGGTGTATCTTGGAACCCATCATATGTTATTTCTGATGTTAATTTAATTGTCCGAAGAATTGATATGGGAGGGCAATATGAAAGTTCTATGGTTTCAAGAATGAAGGAAGGTGGAGTTATTATGTTTGATATTCCTGCTGTTCAGTGCCACAAACAATCTATTCTTTCGGGAGATGTTCAGGCCACCATTCAACTCCCTATTGAACATTCAAAGGCCCGTTCGATCATAAATGTCCCAACTGATAGCAAGATATATAGTGCCAAACAAAACACTGATAGTGATGGAACATATATTATCAACAATCGTTCCCGTGATTATATTAATCGTTCTGATCGTTCATCTATAAGTGGTATAGGGAACAATCTGACGGAATATTCATATTTGCTAGAAGGCCGTATTGTTCCATCAAGGCCAATTTCAACTGCAAAATCTAGTTCCACGGGTGGTGGTGTAGATGCCAACCATTTGATTGAATTAGAAAAAGCACTTCAATCCGGAAATATCACTCCTCTATCTTTCCAGGATTTCAAAAGCAACTTCTGTATTGGTCGGGCACTAACACTGGACAGAAACACCATTTTTGATGGACGAGGTAAGGATTGCCGACTTAATGTCCGTTATGATGGTTCTGTTCCCAAGGACACCCTTTGGAAATCATTTGTTCATCACATTAGGACTTTGAGCATCAAAAATAACAATATTGAAGTTCAAGTTTAAGAATTATTAAAAAATAAGATTTAAAAATAAAATCTTAACTTATATTATAAAATGAAAGACATTAAAGATTTGAATGAAACCATTTCAAAAGCACGGCCGAATGCCAAAGAAAGCACTATTAAGATGTATGAAAGAAACTTGAATAAATTAAAAACATTATTTAAATCTGATGATTATGGTTTTTTAGAAGATGTTGAAAAGGTGAAGGATATGTTATCAGATAAACATTATTCAACCCAAAGGAATTATTGGAACAGCATTATTATATTATTGTTAGCACTTAATTCAGATAAAAAATATGATAAGTTAATTGAAAAATATGAAGTTCTCCGTGATGCAGGAAATAAAACCTACGAAGATTTCAATGCAACTGGCAAGATTTCGGACAAGCAATCCAAGTCATTTGTTCCATTAAAGGAAGTTGAAGCAATGGTTGATGAAATTGGAAAAGAAATATCAGATAAAAAATTAAAAAAGAAAAGTGATTTGAATGCCAAGGATAAGGCACTTCTTCAAATATGGGTTATCTTAAAGATCCATTTAAAGCAACCCATGAGGAATGAATTGGGTGGAGGCACAGAAGCCATAATGAAATCTAGATATAACAAACTAACTGATAAGGAAAAAGAAGATAATAATTATCTTGTGGTTGAAAAATCAAAAATGTGGTGGGTGATGAATAATTATAAAACATCCAAAACCTATAAGGAAAGGAAGATCGATATTCCAAAAGATTTAGAAAAGGTTTTAAGATTATATATTCGGATAAATGGAATGGGTGTGTTATTTAAATCATCAACTGGAAAACCTTTATCAAAGAATGCAATTAGCCAAATCTTGATTAAGGAAAGCAAAAAGAGAATGGATGGGAAATCAATTTCCACAACCCTTTTAAGAAAAATAGTATTGTCCGATATGTTCCAAGATAACAAGGAAAAGCAAGAAAAGATGGCAGAAATAACTGGCCACTCTGTTGAAACAATGAATAAGGTTTATGTGAAGGATGGTCAGAAGGCAACCAAGGAAGATAAATCATCATCTGAATAAGTAATTTTTGAAGGTAGTTGTTTATTAACAATATTAATATTATCATCATTCCGTGCTTTTATAATATATAAACTTTCACGACTTAATAATTCTTTTTTAGTATTACAAGGGAAATCTTCAACCTTTGTCATTTCATAATCTTGGTTCATTAAAACTTCAAATGAACTTCTATAATTCCGATATTTATTTCCACCTATTCCTTGCCATCCTTTAAGGTCCGTTAAATGTTTTGATAATCTTATTCTCATTGGCTCATATGAAGAACCAATATATATGTCATTTGTCAGGTTGCATTTAATCTGATAAATATATGCTTTCTCAAACTTGTTCATTATATTAACAGCATACATTTTAATTTCACTTTTCTTAAACTTAATATTATATTTGTTTTTAAATATATTTTTTAATTAATTAAGAAATTAAATAATGTTCCCGATTGTGTGTTTATATAAGTAAATAAATTACAAATGGGAACATTATGAAAACTCAATTCTGAAACATCCACTCTTAACCTTTAATGTTTTTGATGATGTTTGTTTTAGTTCTTTTTTTAATTCTAGTTCTTTTAACATTGGTTTAGAAATATTGGGAACAATAGTGAAACATTTATTTGGATCTTTATTTAAATCCCGAACCATTTTTCTCACAGATGGAATATCTCCAAACATGGAACACTCTTGTGCCAAGCCAAATATTTCTTCTCTATCTTTAAAATCTGTTTTATGAACTTCATAAGCATTGTTGCAATAATGTTTTATTTTCTTACAATTTAATATTAGTTCATTTTTTTGTTTAATAGTTAATATTTTTTTTGGATTAACATTCATTAAATGATATTTTAAATCAATAAGATTATTAAAACAATATTCTTCATTTGGTTTAATATATTCCATTTGCCATATCAAGTGTTCTAATCTAGAAGATAATTCACATTTCTTGTATTGATTAGGATTAACAATTCCACAATCAAATGTGTTATTGATTTTTATGAGGTCCCGTTTTGAATGTGTTTTATGGATCATTATATATATAACATATATTTTATTTTTAATAAAAAGATATGATTTATTTTAATCTAAATTATATTATAAAGAAGATGCCACCAAAGGTCCCGGATGGAGAAATGAAATTAACTGAATTAAAAAGATTAGCAAAGAAATATAATGATTTAATGGGAATTGATTTGAAAGGTATAACCAGGGAAACATTAATCAAAGAAATTGTGAAGGTGGGTTATACAATAGACCATAAGAACAAAGAACTAGTTAGGAAGGGTTCAAAGAATGATAAGAAGAAACGGCCAGTTAAGATTAAGATGCCTGATAAACCTGAAAAGAAAGATAAGGCAGAAAAGAAAGAAAAGATTAAATTAAAGAAAGAAGATGTTATTGAGTTCATTTTAAAGAATAAAGATATCTTAAAAGATGATCGAATATCTAAATTGCACAAGGGTGTCGTTTAGGTTTTTTATAAGTCCCACAGAACCAGCCATTCATTTCATCATTATCTAACACTTTTAATTTAATCAATCCCAATAAAGATTGAAAGAACATCATATGATCGTGTGATGAAACTTTTAATTTGTTAATTCTTCTATGATAAAACATCTTAACATAAAACGACATAACTTTAATCATTTCTTTTATTGTTTTATTATTATTTAATCCTTGTAATAATAATTTATTGCCCAAACTTAAATGTTCCTCTTCATCTTTGATTTTGTATGTTGAACATAAATGTCCGTTATAAAAATAACAAATTGTTTTCATTTATATATAATATCATTATTATCTTATGTTTAAATCTTATGTTATGTTAATAAGAATGACATTTATAGGGAATTATACACTTAAAGAACTTGATTTATTGGTATTTAGCACTTAAAAGAATAACAAAATTATAATTTTGTTTAAGTAGTTAAGGGAGAACTTAAAGAAAGTAAGATTTAAGGCATATTTTCATTAATATAACCACAATAGATTAAGATTTAAAGATAATACATTAATATATTTTATTAAGAATATGAACAACAACGAACAATTTAACAACATGAGCAAGGATGAAAAGATTATTTGTCTTCTTGAAGAAGTTAAAATATTAACTGAAACACTTAATGAACACTTTATTCATTATGATATTCTAAAAAAAAAGAATGAGGAACTTGAAGATATGATCGATTTTAAAGATGCTCAATTAGAAGATATTATTTTGAATAGTTAGGTTTAGGCCTGTAATAATCAAACTCTTGAATTGTTTGAAGGATGGTATCATTTTTTTTATCTTTTTTATTTATCTTTTTATTTAACCACATATAATATTGCATATGTTGGATTAATTCAATTTGTTCTTTTTTATATTTGGGTGTTAGCACCTCGTGTTTATAAATGTTCATAATCTTATTTGTTAAATCAGGTGCCAAAGGAAGTTGATTAATTAAACAAACTTTATCAAAAATGTCTGTATCAATAACTTCTTTAATTGGTTCTTTAATTGGTTGAAAAAAGGTTTCCATATATAATAATATAAGATTTTATTTTTAAATTATATTAAATTAATTTATGGAACCCTTCATCATCTACAACTGCTTTAACATCTTCCATTTCACAATTATCATCTTCATCTGTGGAACTATCTTCACTCACTTGTAAATAATCGGGATCTCCTAACATATCTTTAAAATTAGCAATCAAATCAGGTCTGCCGTGCATTGCCAAAATACTTATAATTTCCTCATAACTTATTTCACTCATTTATATTATTAACATATATTTTATTTTGAAATATCATAAAATTAAAAATGTTCCCATTTGTGATTTATTCACTTATATAAATACACAATCGGGAACATTTATTTCTTATAAGTTTTCTTGGCATCCTTCATTGCCTGGGAATATTTATATTTGGGATCTTTCTTTTTTCCCTGGGCAAATGTCTTTGCTAGATGGCCCTTCCAATCACCACCTTTGGATGCTGGTGCCTTCTTCTTGGCTGGTGCTTTGTCTTCAACAACTTTCTTTGCTTTCCCCTTCTTCCCTTTCGGCATATCACTATCTTTCATATATGAACCATCGGGCATTTCATGGGTTCCTTTTGGTGCTTTTGATTTCTTCGGTGGCATCTTTTATTATAATATTAATTATATATTAATTAATCTTTATTTTTTTTTATTATTTTTATTTAGTATTTGATCGATGATATCAAATCTTTCTGTGTTATCATCTTTTTCAATTCTATATATTACACACGACCCATCATCTAGATTTGCCAAAGTCCCATTTGGGTCTGTTATAGTTGTTGTGATATCTGTTAATCTTACTTGTTTTGTTATTGTCATTGTCATATCTCCTCCACTTAATTGCACAAAATCTTTATCTGAATTAATTTTATTTATAACACTTATAATTGGATATCTTAAACCACTTGTTGTTCCTCCAACATAATTTGATTGTCCAATAATATCTGACCTTATACAATAATATGGTCTTAACATTGTTCTTGGAAGTTCAGCCCCCTCTATTGTTATTGATTGTGTTTGTTCAGATATAACTGGGAGATATTCAGTCGGTTTCCCTAGTTCCGATGCACTTATCATTGTATTCACCAAATATGCTGTGGGGATTTGGGTTGTATATAATACGGCACCATATGGATTAACAATAAAGTTTGATGTATCAGTTGAAACAATCTGTGAATTAGTTGTTATATATTCTCCCAAATAACTTATATTGTCATATCCAATCCTTGCTTGTCTATCAACACTGGGTGAATTAAATTGTTCATAAGTAAATCCCATAATTCCTAATAATCCATCNTTAAATGTTTCTTCTGTGTAAGCATTCTTAAAATCCATAAAAACACCACTATGGGCATCATACACTTTCCAAGGTTGGATATTTTCATTTGGATATTCCCATCTAGTTCTTAATGTTGTCCCACTAACATTTCCAAGTGTTATTGCCGTTGGCAAACTATATGGTTTCATGTTCGGTGTGTATGTTGTCAATTTTGGTCTTTTATTTATTTTATAAACTTCTTCATCGGCATCACTTATAATTGGGTTTGTGTTTGTTGTTCCCGATGTATCAATTCCAGTTGAACCGGCATCATATTGATTTGCTATATTTTCTGCTGTGTGAAGATATTTGAAACCAAACTTATTTGTTATTGTGTCATAACTACAAGCACAATTTTTGGCTCCAATATATGTTGATGTTAATTTTGGACCCAAAAATGTGTTTCCTTCATTTATAGTTTGTGATGCTGTGGAATACCAATTATTATATTGATTATATTTGGCAGTTATTCCTGGTGCCCATTCCCCGTTCGGTGCCATTAAATTGTATCCACTAAATCCTTGTATTACAGCATTTCCATAAGCACTGAATGAATGGTCATATCCCATCCTATATTTTAAAGGTTTTAATGGTCCCTTTTGATATCCGTGAAGTTTAACAGGAGTTAATGCTGGATTATCCAATGGACTTTCTCCTATTCCATATATAAATGAATAATCATCCATCCCACCAACCAGTTTTGTGTTTAGTTCAATGCCATATTTCTTATCTCCGAAGTCATCTATATATTCATATTTTTGTGCAAAACCATATGATAAATTAGAAGCATTTGGATGTTCAATATATACACCTTCATTTTCGGGTTGATATCCAAAAAATACTGGAACAGATTGGTGTGTTCTATTTGTCGGGTCCGTTCTTATTGGGTTTTGTAATCTCCAAAAAGTATCATAAAAGGGAAGTCCAGCATCATTCCCGTTCCAATAATTCCAATCTTCATAATTATCATCCCCAAAATCTGTGTAATGACTGGCATTTATTTCCCATCTATTCATATGAATAAACCTTGAATTATTTATATTTCTAATTGTTGGGTCCGGAAATAATTTATCATTATCTCTGAATAATTCAGGATGTTTTCCTTGTTCAATAAACCAAGCACTAAATAATTTTAAATTGGCATCTGTATATTCACAATTTGCTATTTTTATTGTGTTTGTTGTTAAATCCTCAATTAACTCTTCATGATTAAGCATTCCATTTTCTCTTGGGTCTGTTGAAGCATTACCAGGTAAAACTCCCCAACCATTATTTAACAATCTTCCCTTTTCTATGAAATCAGGTCTTCGGGCATATATATTCCTAAATGAATTATAATGATCGATCAAATCTTGTGATGCTGTTGTTTTTCCATAAGCACTTTTATATGCTGTTTCTGAATTATCACCCATATTCCCACACATAACTGGCTTCCAAGTATTTGTTGAATATGTTTCCGTGATATCTCTTATTGATGCTCTAACATCGGCATATGGGTTATCATCTGTTAAACTGGCACTTGAATAACTGGCACCGGCATCATAAACTGAAAATGTTTTTGGATTATCGGGTAAGTTCTTTTGGAATTGTTGTGTTATTTGTTCTGCAACACTTTCAGGAGAATTAAAACCTTTATCAACTTTAATTTTAATAAGTTCTTTATAATTTATGAAAGTTAATAAACAAGGATTATATTTTCTGCTTGAATATTTCATTGTTTTATCCATTATATCATCCCAATGTGCTTTTCCAGGACCGATATATTCACTATAATAAACAGGTTGTTTCATTAATGTGTATCTTTTATTATCATTTTTTTGTCTGTAATAAGAATATATAGGTTTAAATTGTTTGTATGGAACTAATATTGTTGGTGGGTCTCCAACTGGGTCGGGATTTTGTTGTTGAAACTTTCCTGGCTCAATTGCTTTTTGTCTTTGTTCATTAAAAATAAACCATTCATCACTAACCTTTAATTCTTGGCAATCAATATTTGTTTGTGGATATAAATAAATAACATCCTGTGGATCAGCAGGTGCCACTTGGATTGAAACATTATCTTCTGATGTGTGCCAATCGTGTGGTCCTTGTAATGCTCCATTTCCGTTATTAAATGTGTCATATGTTTTCCATATATCTGATGCTGTTGTTTGGTCTGCTCGTAATTTTTCAAACTCTGTTGTGCTTTCCTCTTGTCCATAAAATCTTCGGGGAAGATGCATATAATTTTCCCCATTTGTATTTTTATAAAAACCCATTTCAATGTTCATTTCATCATCTCTTAATAATATATCTTCTTCAACATTTTCAATTATTTGTGATTGTATCATTCCAACTCTGTTTAAATCAAATGGCTGTGGATTTTCATTAAATGAAAACTCTGATGTTATTGGTTCAGATAATTTTTCAAAAGTTAATTTTGTGTATCTGAACTTTTTAGTTATCCCATTAAAATCTTTTCCTTTTATTTCAATATTATTTCCACCACATCCCCGTGTATTCACATAAGCACTAGAAACTGAAACTCGATCACCAGGATTTAATTGGACAACTTCACCCATTCTATTTGTCCATTCAGCATTATTATTTGAATTATTATTTGAAAGTCCTTCAATACTTTGTAATCTATTACATTCTAAAAGTGTTGTATCCACGAAAGATGACATTATATTTAATATATATAATATATTATTTATTATTATATATTTATGAAAAAAAGATTTATAGAAAAATCAGAAATGTTCCCATTTGTAATTTATTAACTTATATAAACTCACAATCGGGAACAATTAAGCATAAAATACTTCAAGGTGGCCATCAACAATCGTAAGATAACGGACAACTTCCAACCAACATCTCTGAATATATGCTTTGTTGGTTTTAGAAGTTAAATCATCAAGTTGAATATCAGTGTGAAGGTCAATTCCCCGACTATCAACACGGGATGCTAAACCACTTGTTTTAAAACCTTGCCAAAAGAACTGACCAGCAAGTGTGTCCTGAACATATCCTTCAACATCAGCATCTTTTCCAGTTGGAGCCAGTCCTCCCGAACCTTCACCCGAATAACATTCACGAGAAACAAATGGAACCATTCCACCAACTTCTTGAAGATTATGGAACTGCCTTGCACAATTATTAATGGATTGTGGATAAAGAAACTCCGAATTAACAAATAGATTGCTAACCATTGGTTTCACACTAGTTCCCGAAGCAGTGGAACCAACTGCCGTATAACGACCAGTTAGTGTGTCAGTGATGGTGGTTCTTCGGTTAGGGTCTTCATAAGCATAAAAAACCTTATTAATTAATCTTCCCTGGCCACCAATGTTTCTCACATTGTTTCTAGGTTGGTCAATTGTTCCATCACGGGTTAAACTCTGAACTGATTGCCTATAATCAATATAACTAAATGTCATATTATCATTAGTTTCAGCATATCGGTCCATGGTTGCTTGGTCATAAAATACATAATCGGCAATAACCTTACATTTGGTTTGGTCAATTAACATTGTTTCAAGAAGAGTTGCCGTGGATACTCCCGAAGCACTTTGGGACAAACGATTTCCAAGAAGGTCCGGTTCCCAAAAGAGTTCAATTTGTATCCTTTCATTCTGACCAAGAAGGAAAAGTGGCAACTGGTTCCCTGCTTTTAGGAAGGGGAAAAGGTCGTGAAGAGCAATCTGAAAAGTGGAACCTTCACTCATAATTAAATGATCTTGAACACTTAAACCATCTTGTTCTTCATTTTTATCCCAATCATTAGTGGCATATTCATTGTTATTAGATAATCCATAATTGGATGCTTTATGACGGGATAGTGGGTCATATAAAACTTCATAATTAATCTGACGACCGGTTGTGTATTGTTCCCGTTCTTTATTGGCACTATTGGAAATGAACATTGATTTGCATTCTTCTAACACATTCCAATCCTCCGTTTCACATATTACACGNCCNGCNNNNGTTTTCAGAACGGCACGACG